GGGCTGGTTTATGTGTTATCTCTTGCACTTGGTTTTGGTAATGGTGGGGAGTCCTTGCCTTTGCTTATGTTCTGGTGGGGATAGGGGTATGAGAGAGGGGGGGATTAACTAAATTATTGTAGCTACATTGGTAAATTTGTCCTATCTTTGTAGCTACAAAATATTAGACATGAAAAATAAGCTTTTAATAACATTTTCAGGAGGAAGAACAAGTGCTTATATGACTTGGTATTTATTTAATGAATGGGAGGATAGAAATAATTGGGATAAAATAGTAGTTTTTGCAAATACAGGTAAAGAATCAGAAAATACATTATTTTTTGTTGATGAGTGTGCAAATGAATGGGGTATAGATATAAAATGGATTGAAGGCTATCCTTCGGTAAAGGGAAAAGGTTGGTCTGTAAATCATAAATTAGTTACATATGAAACGGCATCAAGAAAAGGGGAACCTTTTGAAGCTATGATAAGTAAATTAGGTATTCCATTCCAAGCTGCTCCGTTTTGTTCCCCTCAGTTAAAAACCGCACCTATTAAAGATTATTTAAAATCAATAGGATGGGATAAATACTATACAGCTATTGGTATTAGATTTGACGAACAACAAAGAATTAGTAAAAATCATAAAAAAAATAGAATACTATACCCTCTTGCACAACAAAATCCAGTAACAAAAAATCAAGTAAAACAATGGTGGGATAAGCAATCATTTGATTTAGAGATACATCCGGATGATGGCAATTGCGTTTGTTGTTGGAAAAAATCATTTACGGTTTTAGCAAGAATTATGAATAGAAATCCTAAAGAATTTGATTGGTGGCAAGAAATGGTTGATAAATACGGAGTATCTAAACATGATTCTTATAAAGGGGATGCGTTAAGTTTTTACAGAGGTAATAAATCAATAGATGATATAAAACAAATGGCTAAATTATCACAAGCAGAACTTAGGCAAATAACAATGTTTGAAACATTAGATGGATGTTCTGAAAGTTGTGAAGCATTTTAATTAAATTAATATTATGGCAAAAAGCAAACCAATTGGAGTTAGATTTGACTTAGAAAAGTTAGATATAATTCAAAAAGAACAGAATTTGACATCGGCACAATCTGTGTTAAATTATTTAATGGACAACTATGGCGAAAAGCAAGTTAAAAGAGGCGCTCCTTTCAAGAATATGCCCCCTTATCACACAGAGGCCCCAAATTTGGAAGAAATAGCTAATTACTTACCAACGCCCCCTGAAAATTTAAAAGGTCTAGATTTGGCTATATGGAAGTCTGAAAATTGGAAATAATTTTGTAATTTAGCGTATGAAAAGTAAATTAAAAATGATGAAGCGAGCTGATGGCTCGTATTCTCCACGCGGTTTATGGGATAATATTCGTGCTAACAAAGGAAGTGGTAAGAAACCAACTGCCGAAATGTTAAAGCAAGAAAAGAAAATTAAATCAGAAGAAAAAAAATAGTTATGGCTGGAGCTTGGCAACGTAAAGAAGGTAAAAATCCTGAAGGCGGATTAAACGCTAAAGGTAGAGCATCTTATAATTCTGAAACTGGTGGCAATTTAAAAGCTCCGGTTAAGTCTGGTGTTAATCCTCGCAGAGTTTCTTTTGCAGCTCGCTTTGCTGGTATGCTTGGGGCAATGAAAAAACCAAATGGCGAACCAACAAGGAAAGCGTTAGCATTAAAGGCTTGGGGTTTCGGTAGCGTTGAAGCTGCAAGGAAATTTGCCAATGCACATAAAAAAAGCTAATTATTGGTATTATATTATTAAGGTTTAACTTCCTTTTGTTGATCTAAAATTGCTTTACCCTTATCTGATAATGGTCTAGCATATATTCTTAATTTCTTTTGCGTAGTTGGACATACAAAAGTTAAACCTGCATCTAGATAAGATTTTATTATTAATTCTAAAACTCCATCAGCATCTTCACTTGCGCCAATTACATGAGGTTCATCATAATCAAATTGCATACAAAAATCGCATCCGTCTAGTGGTTGTGCATCTTGCGGAAGGTTTAATTGTTTTTCTTTTTTAGATTTTGCCATTATTAAAGTTTTTGTGGGTGTTTTCAATATCTTGTAAAAATTCTCTTGCTTTTTCTACTTTTTGCTCAATGCGTAAAATATCATCTTCGTTTCTATTAACTTCAAACATAAGTATTCTTTCTTCCATAGCTATATCATCAAACTTCATGTTTAATTCTAGCTTCATAGCTTCTCTTACAAACTCTGGGCTTTCTTCTGAAATTACATCTAGCTTTTTTAGTAAATAATACTTCTCTTGTTGGATAATATTATCTGGTGTATTTACAAGGCAATAAGCAATGGTAGCTTTGGTTTTACCCGTAAGCCACATATATGACATCATTTGCCAATAATATAAATTATCAAGTTTATCTGGGATATTACCTAAGAATGTCCATAGGTCATAGCTAGATTTAATATCAATAATTCCATCATCAATAATATCTGGTAACCCTGTTATGTATTTATTTGAAAATCTTTCCGTATTTTTAGCAAAAGGTTTTTTTAAGAACATAGACAATAAATCAATCGATTCTTGCTCTACTTCAATGCCTTTTTTCATTTGCTTTGTTTGAATATCTTTACTCCTATTATACTTATTAGAAATATAAACATCAAGCAAATGTCTTTGTGCGGTCTTAGAAAGCAACCCAGCTTCTTTATCCGCTTTGGTTACGGGTTCGGTCATTATATACCCTACAGAGCTTGCTCTGATAAGTGTTTCATTCCAATTCATAGTTATAAAGATTTATGTTTAGCGTTATAAGATTCCAATACTTCTGGATTATTTTTAGCCATTAATTCCCAAGCTCTTAACTCCTCTTTAGTCTTGCAAGCATTTATAAACTCTATTGTTTTTTCAGCTAAAGATTTTTTAGATTGGGTAGGAATAATTTCATCTGGGACTTCTTGGTAAAATTCGTTTAAATCTTTTAATTTAATTACATTTTGCTTGTGATACTCTTCCACAAGTTCTCTTGCGTAATCAAGAGCCTTTGTAGCAGATTCGCCCTCATTAAGAGCAAATTCAACGCCAATTTTTTCAGAAGAATAGTTTCCTAAGTTAAATGTTCTAGTGTAGTTAATCGTTTGTATATGCATAATATTGGTTTATTTTATTCTGGTTACAGTAGTAGTGTTGTCAGTAGCTTTAATCTTAAATAATTTATCTTTGTGGGCGTCTTTTTTCTTTAAATTGGATACCATAACCATTACGGAAGTATATGGATTATCTAACCTAAGATGTTCGCCTAATGTTAAGTCAGCAACCTTACTGGAAACTGAATCGGGGGAAATGCTTCTTGCCATGTTGTGTGTTTTGGAACAAAATTAATTTAATTAATTTAATTAAAAAAATAAATTTAATTAAATTTTTGTATATATTTGTATCCGCATAAGACATAGTTAAAGGTTTAACTGGTATCGCTCCTAAGTTTCTACTTGGGAGCCTTTTTTTGCTTATTTGTCAAGTTATAGCTTTACGACAGGGGGAGGACTTGCGTAGTTTGACTACCAACAATTAACAAATTTTGTTACAAGTCTATATAAATCAGTAACATATTTGCCCTAATTCCATTACAACATTTTACATATTGTACCTAAAACATTGTACAATGTTACCAATTTGGTTACAAAAGTTCGCTAATAGTAAACTTTATCAATTATAAAAGTTACTCAATAAGGCAACTTTGAGCCGAATATGATTGATAACCGGCTCATTTATGATTTAAAAAACCCCATGTCATTATAAAACATGGGGCTGAAACTACAAACTATGATAACCACCGTAAAAATATAAATTATTTTTCAATAAATTTCTTTTTTACCAAGTTTAGCTTTGCCCTGTATTCTAGGATTAAGCCTTTTAGCTCCTCTTTTGTAGGTTTTGCTGTTTGCCTAGCTGTTTCTCTTAAATAATCAACTATAGCATTATTTTCTTCGTGTAATTTGTATTCAAATTCTTCTATATTCCCAGTTTTAAAGTAATTACATTCCATACATTGTGGTCTGCAATTTTGTTCCATCCATCTAGTACTTAAATTCGACCTACCCATAAAATGACCGCATTGTATTTCTGCAATTGTATGTTTTTTACCACAAGTATAACATTCAACAACGCCTGTTTTATCTGCATATCTATTTCTAATGTATTGACTAAATACATGGTCAAGGTCTTGAACAAGATTCTGAAAACTTTCTGTATCATCTTCAAATTCTTCCATTCTTTTTTGCGTAGAATGTACGGTGGCGCATTGTTTACACATCTTTTTGGAAAACCAATAATCAATATTGCCACAATTAACACAACGCTTTTTCTTTGTTATTATTGTACTATTGTATGCCATCTTTTTTTATTTTATTTCTTTCTTGATTTTTAATTACTGGTTTATTTAATTTTTCTTGACCTTTTTTACCAGTATATAACATTTGTATATCAAAGTAAAAATCTTCTTTATCATCTTTAGTTAAGTCAGGATGATTTTTAATCCTGTGCATAATTTCATCTTCGGTAATCCATCTTTCCATAGGTTATTTATTTAGTTGGGCAAAGCTAATTAATTAAATTAAATAAATAAAATATAATTTTAAAAAAATAAATTTTGTAATTTAAAATATTAGTTCTTACTTTGTTCTTCAATCAAAATATTTATGGAAAAACCTAATGTTAGAGATGAAATTATTTTATATCTCGAAGAACAAGAGCGACCACTGGCTTGGCTTTCAAGAAAAACAGAAATCCCATACCCTACACTTTACTCTATTTTTATTCAGAGAATAATGAACTTATCTGATACAAATTTAGCAAAGATAAATAGAGCAATGGACACTGATTTTATTAACGATTAAGCATATAACATGCCAAAAGATACATTTTATTTCTCGCATGATTATAATGCAAGGAATGATGAAAAGATTAAAATGCTCATAAGAAAACATGGGATGGTGGGTTATGGTGTTTTTTGGGCTATAGTTGAAGATTTATACAATAATGCGAACGCATTGCGAACGGATTACGATGGTATTGCATATGATTTAAGGTTGCATAGCGATATTGTAAAAAGCGTAGTAAATGATTTTGATTTATTTGAAATAAATGGGGATTATTTTGGTAGTTCTTCTGTTCAAGCAAGATTAGACCAAAGAAATGAAAAAAGTCTAAGCGCAAGAAAATCAGCTAGTTATAGGTGGAATAAAAAAGAAGAAGATGCGAACGCATTGCAAACGCTATCCGAAGGCAATGCTAAAAAGGAAAGGAAAGGAAAGGAAATAAAAGGAAAGGAAATAAATAATACAGTGCCGCCTCTTCAAGAATTTTTAGAATATTGCAAGAAAAACCTTGAGCAAAATAAATTTGTGTATAGCGAGTATGAATATTCTTTAAAATCAAAATATGATACTTGGGTGGCTAATGGTTGGAAAGATGGGCATAATAAACAAATTAAAGACTGGAAGGGTAAAATTCGCAACACTATACCCTTTTTAAGACCAATACAGACACTTTCTAATAAAAATGGAGGGAAGTATCAAAAAGAATTAGAAACCGCTAGAAACGCCTTTAAACCAATTTCTGAATAATGATAACAATTTTTAAAAACATCTTTTCTAAGGAACCAAATTACATTTCTGTTGAAGCCGCGTTAAAAAGAATACAAGAAGGTAAAAGTAAATCAACCGTATCTGAAATCAGAGGAACAATTGATAAAGAAAAAGCAAATAAGATAAAACTAAACCTCCCATCGGTGTGTTTTAGTGGTAAATTCGGCCCCGATAGAACTGATGCTCAGTTAATTAAGCATAGTGGGTATATAGTTTTAGATTTTGACAACGTATTTGAGCTTAGAGATAAGCAAAATGAGATTATTTCACATCCATTTGTTTTTGCTTGTTGGATTAGCCCATCTGGTAATGGATTAAAAGCTTTGGTAAAAGTAGCAAATGGTGAAAAACATAGAGAACATTTCCAAGCATTACAAGAAGTGTTTCCAGAAATTGACCGAAGCGGAATTA